TTAATCATACAGCCAAATTACGTCCTCGTCGTGGCTTGCGTCGTAACTGTTGTCGACGTGTATGAACGTCTTTGCGATGCCTATGCGGTTGAATCCGACTTCTAAAAGCGCGCCCAAGATGTAGCAACGGCTGCGGCTGTCAACGCAATGGATGTCGGCAGCGCAGCCCATGGTATGCGCGCTGTTCGGCTTACCGCCGACTTTCTTGTTGTGTTCTTTGGTACGGTAACCGCTGTTGATTTTAAACGGTACGCCGGCTAAATGCCTGGCGCGGTCGAGCATCTCCAAGAAATCTTCGTCCATCATGTGTTCGCCGCTGCCGATCGCGTCGGGGCTGTCGAACTCATGATAATTAAAGTATCTCATAAGAAAACGATTCCAAGGGCGGCAACTGCAATAATCAAATCGGCGATATCGGCGCGGCCGTATTCGCGCGCCTTGTACACCATATTCGCAAATACCGTGGCCAAGATAATCCAAATCATGTTGACTGCATTTTTGCAAGCATGATTTCAATCTTGTGCACCGCCTCCAGCAGCTCCTTCATATCGCGTTTAAATTCGTCTTGGTGCAGCTCGAGTTGAATCACGCGGCTCTTAAGCCGTGCGACCGTGCTGTTGAGGTTGACCCAAACGCCAACAATACCTGCAATGATTGGCAGCAATGCCATTGCCATCTCGTAAATCATTTGTCCTTCTTCTGAATTATATACCAGTTGCCATCTTTGTGGCCCAAGATAGTGATGCCATCATAAGCGCGATTGAAATCGTAACTGATTGCGCCGTCAATCGTTGTACTCGTATCGCTAGGGTCAGGCAACAGCGTCACGTAGGTGTTTGCGCTTATCGTGCCGTCACTATGGAACATAATGGCACGGCCTTCGCTCTCTGCAATCGGTGGTAAGAAAATTCTGCCAAAGCCATTCGCGCCTGACCACGTGTTGAATATGTGCCGGTCCGTATCGTTCACAGATTGCGTGGAAGCGGCTCGGCTTGCGATGACTCGAACAACGCTCTGGTCACGGCTGCCAATTTGCGCATAACCGTTGCCTGCGTATCGGTTGAACGCTTCAGCGCGTCCAGTGATGCCTACGATTGGGTCATTGATAATTGGATCATGTACGTTAATGGCGTCGCCAATAGCCGTCGTAACCGTCGATGAGTCCTGCGTCAGATAGAAGGCCTCCAGCTGCGTATACACAGGCCGCGCCGTATACGTCATCTCAAACAGCGCGTAGTATTCGCTGCTGTCGTCAATCACCTGCCACATGTAGATGTCGCTGCCAAATACCTCGCCGCGCTGCACCTTGGTAGCCTTGCGCTGGCCTGCCAGTATCTCCTGCACGCCCAGACGGTTCAAGCCTAGGTTGGCCGTTGTGTCGTTCAAGCTGTCCCACGAATCCGTACTGACTGCGTCGGCTCCTACAATTACACGTATGATGCCATCGGCGTTGACGCTTTCCTCATCGCCAAAGATGACTTCGCCTTGGTCAATGCTTCCGCGTGCGTCGTCGCTATTCGTAGCCGTAAACTCAACCGTGTCGCCAAGCGCTGTGCCTTCCACTATGTCTGCACGCAGGACGTTGATGTTGTAGTCAGCTCCCGATGTAGCCACGAGGTTCGTGTTGTTGGCTCCGTCATCGTCCACGCCAAAGATTTTCACCATGATGTCGAGGCCTGTCTCGTCGGTCGCTAGTGCAGGCGTCAAGATGTAGAAAGGCAGTTCAATCGTGCCGCCTTCGTTTTTGTCAAATATGTCGCTGACGATGTTGTAGTTGGCCACTGAGCTTTGCCAAGCTGTGGCGCCATATACGTGGCTCGTGTATTCGTATGGCCAGTCCGTAGCGTCACCGAATCCGTAGAAGACAAGCTCCGATCCAGAGTAAGTCACCAAGCGCTGCAGGTACTTGGTGCCTGCCTTGATGGCAAACTGCAAACGTACACGTCCAACGCGGTCGTTTTCCGTGCTGGTGCCGTCGCCGTCATAGCTGTAAATGAGCGTGCCGCTTACAGCGAAGACGGTCCCAGTGTTGTAGTCAATGTCGGTATCAGGTTTTGTAGTGCCAAACTCCGCCTCCGTGTATACGCTATCCAAAATGATAGGCCAATTGCCGTCATACCTACGCGTCCTGCTGACCTTTTTGAGCGGCGTCAGATACGTGTACTCATAACCTTTGAGACGTTGGAACGTGCTGCTGAACGCCTTGGCTGCGCTAAGGCCCTGCTGCGTCAACGCCGTGCCGTCCTTCTGCGTGCCTTCTACGGTCAGCGTCTGGCTGTACTTCTGCGCACCTACAGGCAGGAACCACCACTTGCCTTGAGACTGGAAGACGCGAGCGTTGAAGACCTTGGCCAAGTTTTCCAGCACCGTGAACGCGCTGAAGTATTGATTCTCATTATTGTCGTCAGGATTGTAAAGGCCGTAGTGACTGATGCGCGTGTCGTTCAGCTGGTTGCTGCCTACATAATCCGAGCTGTTGAAGTCGTTGACGTAATACAGGAAGTCATCCGTGCTCCAGAGGTGCGTGGCTCGCGTCTTGTTGAGGCAGTTCAACACGTGTTCAACTACTGACGCCTGACCCGTGTACGCTGTGCCGTCGTTGTCGTACAGTATGTTTTGCAGGTTGCCTAGGTCGTCGGCTGCTGTGAGTGTGTTCTGTATCGGCTGCGCGTCATACGGTCGAATTACTTGTTCAGGATACAACACGCCGCCCCAGTAGAAGTCATCGGTGCCGTCAGGGTCTTTGCGTATGCTTACGCTAAAGCGCTGCTCAGCTGACGTCGCCAGCAAATCCATAAACGTCTCGTGTGCCGTCTCCGTTTCCGTCAAGGTAAAGGTCACCTCGCTGCCAATGACCGATTGGTGGCGGTCTTCGTTGTTGCCGCTGTAGCGCAGCACGAAGCCGTCGGCGCCAAGGTTGAACTCGACCGCGCTGCCAACGTAGTCGGCGTCATGGATGTTCAGGCGCCAGTCGGTGCCTTGGTCGTCAGTGAACTCTGCAAACAGTCGGATCGGGTCAGCCATCAGTATCCTCTTACTCGGTTTCGGTCAATTGCGTTGCGCTCGTTGGTCAGCAAGATGTCGCGTCCTGAAATCTTTCCTGTCACCTGCACCTGTTGGCCGCCCATCATATCCTGCAACTTGCTGAGTGGCGCAATCACCTCTGGGTCAACGCCTGCGCCTTGGTTGTCACCTACCATCGCAAGCGTCGGACCAAAGGCAAGGCCGCCCTGCGCCAGTGCTGGCGGTTTGCTTTCTACGCGTTGTTGTAGGCCTTTGATAACGGCACCAGCCGCGACCAAACCGACACCTGCAGCAATAGCCAGCGGTGGATTAGCAATGAGGTTTGCATAGAATGCAGTTGCAGCCACACCAGCGGCGATAAACTGCGCACCTAAATCCATCAGCAAATTCGCAAGGCCTGCAATTGATTGGGCAAATACGTCTGCCATTGTCATTGTACCAGTTATGAGGCCGCCAATAGCCACGCCGATACCCATGTACGCCGCCTCCATAGCGGATGCCATGCTGATGCTTACAGCTATTTCGTTATTTAAATCGCCTTGACCGTCAGCTAAATCGCTGACAGCTGTGCTTGCTTGTTTAATTAGTTCAGGTTGTGGTATGCTGCTTTCAAGGCCACGCGGTGCCAGTGGTTGCATACCTCCATCACCTGCGCCGCCTCCGCCCATGCCAAAATCCAACGAAGGAATGAGATTGGAAAAGAAGCTAACAACCTTGTCCTTGGTTCTGTCTAGGTCTTCTTCCGTTACAAACTCGACTGGGTCCTTAGTTTTTGCATCGTCGATAGCTTCTGTAAAACCGTCATAAATGTCTTTGCCAGCTTGCGCTGTGTCGTCCACGATGTCCTTGAAGCCTTCAGTGAGAACCTCGCCAGCCGCTTGAAAGCCATCAGTGAACGCAGTCTTAATAGCTTTGAACAACAACGCGAAGCTGTTCACCACGTTCATGACCTGCATCTTGATTATCTGAAACGCAGCGACAAAGGCCTGCTTGAATACAGCGATTGCTATCCGTAAGCCTTCGCTTTCGTTGTACATGCTGATCAGCGCGTTGATTGCGTTGGTCAGCGGTTTCTTAATATCGTCCCAGAAATAGAAGAAGGCAGCAACCAAACCAGCAATGGCCAACACAGTCAAACCAATTGGACTGGTCATAGCCGTAAACATGAGCTTGAACGCCTTGACCAACGGACCTGCGATGAATTTACCAAGCAGCATAAAGCCTTGAACAAGCATAGGTAGAATGGTCAGCAGCGGACCTATAGCGGCGGCAATACCCGCACCAATAAGCATGAACTTCTTGGCCTGTGGCGAGAGGTTCGTGAGCGCCTGCATCAGTCCAACAAACTTGTCCAGGATGTCCTTCAGCACGGGCATTAAGCTTTGAGCAAGCGCTGCACCTGCGAGCTTCAAGTTATCCAATGCGGTGCTGAACTTACCTGATGCCGTTTGGCTCAGTCGCTCCATAGCGCCAGCAGCAAAACCGCCTTCTGCGCTAAATCCTTGCAACACCGCGTTGAACTGTTCCACACTTACGGCACCTGCGCCTAGCTTGTCGGCAGGCAGGCCTGTCGCCTCTGACAAAGCC